TTTTTTGAATTTGACTTTGCTAAAGACAAAAAAGTTAGTATAAGTATAGATGAAGATGCGTTAACAGTTATGTATAGTCAGGATTTATTTTCAGAAGACGAAACAACGTTAAAAAGTAAATGGTTTGATTTATTGAAAGAACTAAGAGTGTTTGCTAAAAAGAGAATGCTTAATTTTGATACAAGAGATATAACAAAATCAAACTTAGACAAAAGAGATTACGAATATCTAAGCACGGAGAAACAAATGAGCGAATCAAAAATGTACGGTACTAGCAGAACTAGTTACCAAGATATTGGGTCAGCAAGATTAATTGTTAAACACGCTGGACCAGTAAATCATGAGAATGCGGCAGGGCGTACACAGAATGTACACAGCATTTATATTGAAAGTGAAAACGGCGAAAGATTTAAATATCCGCTAAGACATATGAATGGTGCAAGAGCAATGGCAATGCACGTATCAGAAGGCGGAAATGCATATGATGATTTTGGTAAGCACATTGTTGGCTTGTCAGAAGAAATGAATAAACTGCGTAAATTTAAGACATACATGAATCGCTCAAGTGTAATGGCTGAAGGTTTAGCAGGATACATGGACGTTGTAAATGAAAGATTAGCAACAGTAAAAAAGACAGTTGAGTCTTTACAACGCAAAGCATATTATAAAGAAGCATTTGAGAACTTTGAAACAACCGTGCTAGAAGAAGTTCCAGAAGATGTTTCAAATACTTGGATTGACGAACTTACAATTAAACAGTTCAACGAAGAACTTAAAGGTGTATTCCCTTATATCTATAAACTTGTAAGTGAAGCAAATAAAGTACAAGAAGTAGAGTTAGAGTCATTAGGCGAAGATATGTCCCCACAAGAAGCAAGCAAATATCACTGTAAGGATTGCGGAGACACTATGCATAGTCCAACTACTAACTGCGAACATGATTGTCATGATGAGCAAGGTAGACATTGGGTTGACGAAAATGGAAATGGTATACATGATGCAGATGAAGGTGTAATTGATCCACAAGTTGCTTATGCTGAAAAACTAGACAGTATTATTTCACAAGCTAAACACGAACAAGATCCTATGGAAGCACAAGCACAAATGTGGGAACAGTTTAAACAGTGTGCGGCTGATGCGGCATCAAAAGGCGAAAAAGAATTTATGTTTGCAGGAAAAAAATATAAAACTAAAATGAGCAAAATGAATGCAGAAAAGATTTTAGGCAAACGTACAGACGAACTTACTTCAGAAGATCAAAAACTAAAAGAAGCATTACCGTTGCTAGGATTATTAATTCCAGCGGCAGGTGCGGCACTAAGAACAGTTGCTCCTAGAGTGTTACCTGGAATGATGCAAGGTGCAAAAAGTATTTTAGGTTGGTCAGCTAAAAATCCAGTAAAAGCAACAATAGGCGGAGTAGCGGCGGCAAATCCACAAGACACAGCAAACGTAGTTGGCGGTGCAGTTGACGCAGTGAAAGGCGGAGCAGAACTTGTTGGTAAAGCTAATGATGCTATTGATACAGCTCAAGATGCTATCAAAAACACTGCTGGCAAAGTTGCTGACACAGCGGATGAACTTAAAGATATGGCGGCTGGAGCATTAGACGGTCTTCCAAATTTGGACAAAGTAGTTGCAATGGGTAAACAGTACGCTCTTCCGGCGGCAGTAGTAGTTGCACTATTATTGGGTGGATATAAAGTATTCAAAATGATGTTTGGAGATGAAGATCCAGCAAGAGAAAATGATGCAGATGCTAAAACAATCGATATAAGTCCAAAAGGAAACGGCGACGAATTGAAGCAAAAGAACGAAATTCCACTAGATGAGTTTATAAAGAGCTTGTATGATTATACAACAAATAGCTTTCCTAAGGGGGAAACATCTGTTTTGACATCAGTACAGAAGCAGTACGGTGACGAAATGGTAGACGAAGCCCAAGCAATAATGTCAGAATTATTACAAGGGCAAGAGGCAGAAATGGCTAAAATCCAGAAGTTAGCAGGATTAAGATAGCCAATTTCAAAAAAAAGTCAAAAAAACACTTGACTTTATAAATACTAGAGTGTATTATATAAACTGTAATGCACAATTAAGGCAATACAACACAGCTATAAGGCAAAAAACTAAGGAGGCTTATATTATGGCAACACTAGCAGAAATCCGAGCAAAGCTCAAAGAACAAGAAGCAAATACTGGTGGCAATCGATCATCAGGCGGCGACAACGCAATTTTCCCATTTTGGAACATGCAAGAAGGACAGAGTTCAACTCTTAGATTCCTTCCAGATGGAGATGATACAAACACTTTCTTTTGGAAAGAACGTTTGATGATCAAACTTCCATTTGCAGGAATTAAAGGTGAAACTGATTCACGTCCTGTACAAGTACAGATTCCGTGTATGGAAATGTATGGTCAAACATGTGACATCTTAAATGAAGTACGTGGTTGGTTTAAAGATCCAAGTCTTGAAGATATGGGTCGTAAGTATTGGAAAAAGCGTTCATATGTATTCCAAGGTTTTGTAACGGAAAATGCGTTAAATGAAGATTCAACTCCAGAGAATCCAATTCGTAGATTTATTATTGGTCCACAGATTTTTCAAATTATTAAGCAGGCGCTTATGGATCCAGATATGGAAGAATTGCCAACAGATTATACTGCTGGTGTAGACTTCCGTCTAAACAAAACAAGTAAAGGTGGATATGCAGACTATTCAACATCTAATTGGGCACGTAGAGAGCGTCCACTTTCAGATGCTGAAATGAAAGCAATTGAAACTAATGGCTTGTTTAACATGAGCGATTTCCTTCCGAAGCAACCTTCAGAAGTTGAAGTTAAAGTAATGAAAGAAATGTTTGAAGCATCAGTAGATGGTGAAGCATATGATATGGATCGTTTTGGTCAGTATTTCCGTCCAGCGGGAATGGCGGCAAGAACAGGTGATCCACAAGCATCTAAGCCAGCGCCAACTGCTCCGGCAAATCCGGCGCCAGAAGCGACACCTGCTCCAGTAGCAGAAACTGCTCCGGCTCCAGAAGCAACTCCAGCACCAGCGGCTGAAGCGGCTCCGTCAGGTAAAGCTGAAGACATTTTGTCAATGATTAGAGCACGTCAATCATAAACAATTAACAAGATTTGTAGGGGAGCAATCCCCTACTAGCTTATAACAAGGAGAAACTATGGCTAAATCATTTGATGTAAGTAAGTTCCGAAAGGACTTAACAAAGAGTATAACAGGTATGAGTAGTGGCTTTAACGATCCTACAGATTGGATCAGCACAGGCTCATATGCACTAAACTATCTAGTATCAGGCGACTTTCACAAAGGTGTGCCTCTAGGTAAAGTAACAGTGTTTGCAGGTGAATCGGGTGCAGGAAAAAGTTATTTCTGTGCAGGTAACATTGTAAAACACGCACAAGATCAAGGTATCTTTGTAGTTCTTATTGACTCAGAGAATGCACTTGATGAAGCATGGCTACAAGCATTAGACGTTGACACAGGTGAAGATAAACTTCTTAAACTTAATATGTCAATGATTGATGATGTAGCAAAAACAATCTCAACATTTATGGCAGATTACAAAGCAATGAACGAAGAAGATCGTCCGAAAGTATTGTTTGTAATTGACTCATTAGGTATGTTGCTTACACCTACTGATATGGATCAGTTCCAAAAAGGTGATATGAAAGGCGACATGGGTCGTAAGCCTAAACAGTTGACAGCACTAGTACGTAACACAGTTAATATGATTGGTAGTTACAATGTAGGACTAGTATGTACTAACCACACTTATGCATCTCAGGATATGTTTGATCCAGATGATAAGATTAGTGGAGGTCAAGGTTTTATCTATGCATCAAGTATTGTTGTTGCAATGAAAAAGATGAAACTAAAAGAAGACGAAGGTGGCAATAAGATATCAGAAGTACGTGGTATTAGAGCCGGCTGTAAAGTAATGAAGACTAGATATGCAAAACCTTTTGAAGGTGTGCAAGTGAAGATTCCATATGAAACAGGAATGAATCCTTACAGTGGTCTTATTGAACTGTTCGAAAAGAAAGGCTTGTTAGAAAAACAAGGCAATCGACTAAAATACGTTGACTTAAAAGGTGAAGAACATCTTGATTATCGTAAAGCATGGATGCAACCAGAAAAGATGGACATGATTATGTCAGAATATAATGAGAAACTTGCTCCTGTGGTAAATACCCAAGATGAAGAGCCGGTAGAAGAGGCAACTGAAGTCGAATTAATCGAGGAGTAAAAGTTATGGATAGCAGTTTAGTTGTTGATATGTGGAACACATTTAAAGATAGTATTGATAAAAAGACTATTGAAACTGTTGCAGAAACATATGTTGATACATGTGCAGATTATGGTGCAGATGATCAAACATTTAGAGATGCACTAGGCAGTTGTGATGTTTTAGATCAAGCAATTAATTATTATTTGGATCTTGACGAAGAAGACCCAGATGACGAAGATGATTGGGATGAATAATGGGTTATTACTCTGAAGTATCTAGAGACATTAACAAAATACCAGAAGCGATCAAATTTTTCGAAGATCAATTAATTGAAGCCAGAGGTGAAGTAAAACTGAAAGGCAACGTTGAACGTGCCGCGGCAGAAATGCCCGGCATTGTTGAACACAGGTTCAATCAACTACAAGAAATTGAAGCTATCCTAAACTATCTAAATATTGAGCTACGCAGATTGCGTAGTTCATTTTTTAAAAAATATCTTGAAAATTATCAACGTGCTTTGTCTAGCAGAGATGTTGAGAAGTATGTTGACGGCGAAGCAGACGTAGTTGA